CTCAAGATAATCTTCACGTTCGATATCTTGATACGGCGCTTGCTGGTACGTGTGATCAGAATGCGGGAGGAATGAAACACCAGATGCTACGTCGAAGTTTTCATACACCCACGCTCCGACTTCCATCCACTCGTGTTCTTTCACGGTGATAGTAACAGACGGCTTGTGTTCACACCAGTGAATCGCATACGTCTTCCACAACTCTAGCTGCTCAATGGCTGTCATCTGTGTGCGTATCACCGCAGACTCAGGTGATTTCATAGCGAATGAAAACACAGTCACAGAATCCGGCTTCATCACACACGACTCAGAGTACACACCCTGTTCCTTGAGAAACTTGGTGAGCGGGTCTTTGTTGTCACCACGAACCGTGCGGATGTAGTAATCATTATGTCTAGCGTGGATACCGCTTGCTGCGTCTACCAACTGAGACACAGTACCCGACGGCTTGACACACGTAATAGCAGCGCTTGTGGGGATTCTCAGCAAACTTGCATATTTCTGATTTGTAGTGACGGCGACGTCGCGCATCTCTTCGAGCCAGCGAGGGGAGTCTACGGTCTTTGATAGCACGGAGTGATCCATGACACCAGTCAAGGATACACCCAACAAGCGTTCTTCTTCCGTGTTGCTTTTCCATACCTTCCTCAGATACTTGAAGTCAGTTAGAGTTGATTGAATAGTACCCAGTATCGTAGCAAGACGGACTTTTCGTTTCAAGTCTTCAAGTGTGTCGCTCTCACGGACAACGACTTCTGACAGATTACAGAATTGATACGGGCGCAAGATAATTTCTGAACAGGGATTCGTGCCCCACATATGTCCTGCCTCACGACGCCCGTTACGAGCTACCTGTTTGTCCGCTGCTTCACGATTGAAGATACCACGCTCTCCAGACTTTGAGTCGTAGAGGGAAAGCCACTCACGCAAGAAGGTTCCCATCTCAGGCTTGCCTTTGTAGGAGACGGAGTTATTAGCGAGGGCACGCTGTCCCTCGTTCTCCCACCACGCACCTGACTTGGCATGTGCCATCTGATCGTCGTTGAGGTTCGACAGGGAGATGAGGGCAGAGCGACGTACGCCACCCACCACGACAATCTCACCGATCTTGCACATCAGGTCGTGACACTCAATCGGGAAGAGGCGACGGCCCTGAGCCTTACGGAACAGTTCGACAGTGAACTTGAACAGATCGTCGAGCGGACCCGGACCAGATGCACGGCCACCCATAGTCTTGAGGCGTTCGCCGGACGCGCGTACCTCTGACAAGTCCCACTTCGGTACTTGACCTACGTAGAGAAGACCGATGAGTTCTCGGAGAGATTTGGCCCACCCCGGCTTCGAGTCACCAACTTTGATCACGGTATCCGTGTCGTGCATCGCGTCACTGACGACAGGCAGCTTGTCTACGTTCTCACGTTCAACAGAGAAGCCCACACCTGTGCCGCACATCAGAATATACATGCACTCGTCGAAAGCACGAGGACTGTCAACAGGTATGTAACTACAGTTGTAACCACAGATATTGTCACGAGCGAGAGCCGGACCCGCAGTCATCATCGCACGCATCGACGGCATGATCTCTTGACCAATGATAGCCTGTTCGATTTCAAACAGGTCAGTCTCCGGCAGTTCAAAGTTGTGCTTGTCCTTCACATGATTACGCATGAAGTCCGTGTAACGGAACACAGTTTCATCCCAGTTCTCACGGCGCTGCTCGTCGTCAAGCCAGCGTGCGTATCGTGACTTATGTATAAACTGCTGATAGGGTGTAGGTAACATATTATTCATTCTCTGTCTCCTCAATGAGTTTCTCCAAATACCATTTTGCCTTTTCTAGGTCTTCAACGCCATTCTTATAACGATAGCGCCACAGGTATTTAATTATATTTCCTTGTAGGTAGTACTCATACCCACCGTCAGTAGCAGCGCGGATAGCATCGATACACTCGATTCCTGCTTGATTGTAATGGGGCGGAGAGTGAACCATGTCCGCCTGACCGTTAGCCCACGCTAAATTCGCTGCACTCTGCATACTCGCCATGCTTTCTTGCTCTGCCATCTTCCTCATATACTCCTCATGTCTCAACGGTTGTCACCGTCGCCGACAATAGTACCAAGAGCTTTACGCTGCTGCAACTTGTAGATATTCATCTCCGCAACCTGTTGCAGAGAAAATCCTAAGTCTTCCGCAAGCATCGCACAATACCAGAGAACGTCCCCTATCTCTTTCGCGATCTCTCCCTTGAATTTCGCGTCATCCCGCCCGTCTCGATAAATCTTCTTTACCTTGTCGGCAACTTCTCCGCCCTCTCCAGCGAGGCCCAGTGCAGGATAGATGATCTTTGTGCGCTCTGGATAGATAGCGAACTTACGAGCTTGCATCTGATAGTTATTCAAGTTCCAGTTGTTCTTGATCATTGCTTCTTCCCAAAGTCTACTTTAACTACATTCTCTGAGATGCTCTCTATCAGGGTTTTATCTTCGTCTAGAAGCTGTCCCTGAATAGCGTGTACACCTTCAGTGAATATCTCGTCGGTCTTATCTCTTATCATAGCGAGAACACCTTCTTGCACTATGAAAGCAGCGTTAAAATCTTCGTCCGTCTCGTATTCATTGTCAGTCGTATCATACGCGGTGAGACGGAACTCTCCCTCACCTGATGGTGTTAGTATGATGTAGTACCTGTCAGGTAGAAGCGACATCTTTTCCATCGTCGCCTGTATTTCAAGTTCATCCATCTTCTTTGTACCAATCTGCGGGTATGTTTTTCTCTGCCCACTCAAAGTTGTGCCGGGTTGCCCAGTCACCATATGAGGTTTTGCTCCCCTTGTAAATCTTGTTTCGAGCATTCAAAAATACGATTCGTATATCAAGGTCAGGATACTGTTCTTTGATAAGCTGCATCTTCACTCTGTCGCTCTTGTCGAAGTACCCTTTCGCTTCGATATATACGCTGTGATCCGGCAAGTAAAAGTCAGGAGTGTACACACGAGGCTTGGGAACATAAGATAGTTTCTCAGATTCGTATTCAAAAGAAACATTGTTGTTAGCAAGAGACTTAGCTAAGTTCAACTCGAAGGCTGATCTGTATCCTGCTTTTTGTGCAGAACTTTTTTTCATAGCCTCATTCCTATCGACGCCATTCTTTGCAGAACGTACATTCCTAGCTTTGGGGATAGTTTTTCTATAGCTGAAAGCTCTCCGATTAACGGGGTCAGGGGAACGCATACAATAACACCTCGTCTCGAAGCGGCTCCGATTTCTTGTAGCTCAGATTCTACAGCTACAATATCTCTCTGTTCTGTCTTTGAGGATAGCGCACCTAAGTCGCTGTAGTTATCACGCAGAGTGAGGGGCAAGCCTCTGTCACTGTTTCGTAACTGACGCACTTTTCTTTCGCCACCGAACTGAACATGAGACTCTATATAAAGATGATGAGCTTCCGGGTTCATCTCAAGAAGCTCTGTATCGTAGTTGTTGATAAACAGGAAAGACATTACATTTCCTTTATCTTCAACTTAGAGTACCACTCAAGAGGGGGACTTTTGGCGCGGGATGTAACACGAGCATGAAGCTGTGCGTCAGGCCAGCAGTGTTTCCTAAAACCACAAAGCTGACACTGTCTGGTTAGAACCTTATTACCTGTGCGTACTACCGTGCCGTCTTTTTTGTGCGTCTCAAATACATCTTTTATTCTTACGAATTCTGGATTGTCTTGAACGAGAATTTGAATTCTGTTTTCAGCAAGCTGTAAGTAGTGTTTTTTATCTTCACCGGACCAGTCCGCTGCCTCGACGACAGCCACTTCTCCGCTAGACTTATTCACTACAATCCACCCACCGAAGGGAAGGCCAGACGCCTCAGAGTATAAAAATCCCTGCATCAGATAACCGAAGGGATCATCCTCTTTCATCTTCTCATACCCGCCGTAGTTTGTGAACTTGTTTTTGAAAGCCCAGTCGCTAGCGGACTTGATATCCCACACCTTCTCTATACCCACCTCATCACGTATGATAACGTCTAAGGTTCCTTTGACCTTGTGACCAGCTATGTCAAGCTCTACAGATTTTTGATAGTCTACAATATCAACACCGGCCTCTCGCATAACAAGCATGAGGATAGATTCAGTGAAGTCTCCAAAAAGAAAACGGAACATAGAATTATATTCCATCTCTTCTTTGATGCCTCGCTTGTCAAGAATTTGCTGACATACAGGTCTGCCTATGCCTGACATCCGTATGCGCCAGTCGCCTTTTTCACGAGAGAGTTGACGTTTTGCTGCTTCCTTACACTCTTCAACGAACGCATCAAGGCTGGACAGGGAGACGTTAGTGTCCCCCTGCACAGCTTGCGACATGAAGTCTTGGATTCTAAGAAGCGTTAGCATCATCGAAGTCCGATGCCAAATCAGCGTCGCTACTTTCGACTATCAGTTTCGTAGCTTCCCTATGGGATGCCATGACACCGTTGTTATGCTTTTCGATCATGTCACGGAACATACCGAAAAGCTCCTTATCCGCTTCACTAATAGTCGTAGTCCCGTGAAGCGTCGGGAGTGGAGTCCAGTAAGTCACTGAACCCTTCTTCTGCTTCTCGGTACGCAACATAATCTCAGAGTGTGCCATGAGCTTACGCTGCTTCGCCAGACCATTGATGAAGTTCGAGATGGGCAAGAAGCCAGACTTCTTGAAGTACGAAATCACTGGTTCATCACTCAGACGAACATTGTTGCCCTCTGCATCTTTGAAGTCACCGCTGATGCGTCCGTAGATGACTTGATTACATACGACAGAGCGAGACTCCAAAAGACGAGGATCGTTCTTGTCGAGACTCTCCTCTTCCTCACGCGACAGGCGACCACACTTGTTGCCACCCGTCGTGTCAGGAAACTCACCCGAAAACGTAGGCTTCTGGACTGACTTGCAGGAGAACCCGCCACGTCCGTCATTAGCCTCGTTGTCCCACACGCTATATTCGAACATGCGGAGAAGCGGACGGAGAACTACCTCCGACGCAAAGATAAAGCGGCCATCGACATACATCTTCCAATCACCGCGAGTGAGAGGTGTGCCGTCTTCCGTAGCCACATCATAGTTGATGCTCAAGCGTGGAGGACCGCTCTTCTCAGAACCACCGGAGCCTTGTCCGGTAAGTTCCATAAGTTTTTCAGTATCATCGCTATTAAACGCTGCGGCGATCTGATCGAGTTCGTTCGAAACATTTACCATATTTGTCCCTAACATTCCTGATACTCCTTTGTTCAGGGGTTGTAGAATGATCTTACATCTAAACGTCGTGTAAGTCAAGCCAGTTTTTACCTATCTTTAGTTCGATACCAACCGGCATGTCGTATCGAAAGCCGTAACGCTCCATAGTTTCTCGTGGAAGTGACAGCATAGCCTCACGCATGAGCTTGATACATACGTCTTTTTCTTGTGGATGCACGTCTATAACAATCGAATCGTGTACGGTGTTACAGATGATAGATCGTAAGTCCGCAGCACGAAATAATTTATCTAGACGGACGAGCGCTGCCGGTAGCAAGTCAGCCGTGGCAAAGCCCTGCACCGGATAGTTGCAGATGTTAGTGCGTCCTACCGCCGTCCCATAGTGAGTCCACCGAGCGTTAGGAAAAGCGTACTGTCGCCCGGACGGCAGAGTGATGTACCTCTTCTCAACTGCCTCACGTTGCAGCCTATCGTGCCACTCGGTGACACCCTCATACTTTTCCTTGAAGGCGGAGTAGTAACGTCTCTGGGACTCTGTGCCGCTGACACCACCGTACAGAGGCTTGAACGTGTGAGCTTTGGCTTGTTGCCGTGTGCAGCCTATAACGCTAGCGGTGTAACTGTGAACGTCCGTGCCTTCTTCGACGTCGAGGTAAGCCTGTGCATCCTTCGCTAGAAATCCCGCCACACGGAACTCAAGTTGTGAGTAATCTCCCTCAACGATGAGGCCATCCTCGAAGCGGCTCTCGACAACCTTCCGTATCTCGAAGGTATTTCCACGCGGCATATTTTGAAAATTAGGATTTCGACTCGAAAGGCGACCCGTCGCCGTAACACACTGCATGAATTCCGGATGGATGATTTCTTTCTTGTCCACATTATTCTTAATTCCCTCTACGAACGTGCTGAGATATGTGCGAAGAGCATTGTAGCGCGTGTAGGCCGTTACGAATTCCAAAGCATCACCTGACAAGTCAGACGAACGCATCTCTAGTGTGTTCTTGTCTGTCTTGAAACCGGCGGTAGCCACGTCATAAGAGTCTGTAGGCACCAGCTTGAACCCTGCAACTGTATTGCTAGGCACATAAAGTATACCTGTGCCGCCGCACGTCTTACAGATACGAATTGCCTTTCCGGGGGTGCCGTCTTTCTTCGTGGGTGACACACGCCCAAAGCCACCACACTTAGGACACTGCTCGCCCCGTGTCTTGTACATGACGTCCGTCATCCGACGCACAGTCTGATTGAACTCGCCCCGTGACATGCGTGTGCGCTGTTTCGGTTTCATCGTAGCGCCTCGCTGCTCCATGCCCAAGTTAAACACGCGACGCCACTCCTTCTTATCTTTTACCTTACGAGAGTAGAGAAGCATCGAGCGGTCATCAGGGCTAGTCAAGCTCACAGGCGTGTCCCCCATAGCTTCTCGTGCCATGTCATTGAGGCGCTCTTCTAGCTCCTCCATCTCGCGGGTGTACTCTTCCCTGATCTGCTCTAGGGTATCAAGATTTATACGCAGTCCGTTCCGCTCTACGCGAGACAAAACATTCGTCATCTCAAGCGACAGCTTCAACGTGGGCACTAGGCTCTTTGACACGGTATATCTCCTCAAATGTAGTTTCGAATTCTTCGAGTTGACTCACAGCAACTTGCTCTGTGGCTATGACGTCAATCTCACCATACTCTTTCACAATCTCCCACGGTATCTCATAAAACGTGTGACCGGCATCAAGATACGGCTGAACCAAGTCTTTCTCCTTCTGCACTCCACCATACTTCCTTGCAACAGAAGATAGGTCAAGAGGCCAGCCCTGTCCTCGCGATAGAATATACTCTGCAACCATCGTATCATAGATATCTCCCTCGTACTCAAAACCACAGGCCCGTATCCACTGCAAGTCGAACTTAATGTTGTGGCCTATCAAGACGTCGCACTCGTCGAGGATGGCCTGAAAGCGATGATAAGCACCCTCTGTTTGCTCTTCTGTAGAGTGATAGTAGCAGTCATACACTACACTAGCTCGCAAAGGCTTATAACCTATAGACACTAGATGATTGCCAAAGTACGGCAGTGCTGTAGTTCCGCCACTCGATTTTTCGATGTGTGTCGTCTCCACGTCGAACGTGATGACATTCATGTCACTCGTAGTCATGTTTACTCCTCTCGTCCGTGCAAGACTTAACAGCGTGACAGTTAGCACACAAGACTTGACACTTCCGTATCTCCTCGAACAGCCGTGTCAATTTATATTTTTTCGTCATCTTAGATATCGACATGAACTTAGGGAAGATAACGTGATCGAAGTGTAGGGCATACGGGTTGGCGTTGTAACCACACTTCTGACACCGCTTCTTCATCTTGTAAAGATTTAACCAGTGCTTCCGACGCTGTTGTTTGTAAGCAGAATACACTAATAATAAACTCCGCGATCTATGTCGATCTGAGAGTTTATCATGCCGTGCCAGCCGTTGAGCTTGTTCTTCGATATACACAGATGACGTATGATGTTGGCTGTGTCACTAGAACCCGTCTTACCGATACCGAAGATTATATCTGCTTCACCCGCCTTACCAGTCTTCGAGTTGTCCATCATAGAGTAGTCAATAAATTGACGGTCATGTGCGTCATTCGACGCTTGACTGACAGCCCACACAAGTAAGTCGTTACGCTTAGCTATCTCACGGGCGAGAACGTATGTCTCCTTGAGACGCTCGTCGCCACGGTTGTATTCACCACCGATGCGAAACTTATCTAGCTGATCCATGAACATGATGTCGGGACGATTGAGCTTGGCGTATTCACTGACCTCTTCCATAGAGGTGCCCACAGAGTCGAGTATGGTGAGATAGGGTGCTATCTCGGTCTTGTAACGCTCCAACAGAGCTACCTTATCTCGCACCATATCATCCCGCGTGATGGCGAAGTAACTCTGAATCATACGAAGTTTGATCTTTGGTGCCGGTTCTTCATTCGCCCAGTAAGTTACCTTGAACCCCTGACGAATGTACGACGCGGCAAGGAAGCAACAGAATGTGGTCTTCCCCACTTCTGGACGAGCGAACAGGATACCTAAGTTACCCCGATCCAAGCCGTCGATCTTCTCCCGGATCAGGTCAAACTCAAAAGGGAAGTCTTTAGGTCCCGCGTGGTTATCTAGCAACTCTATCAAGTCATCATCTACGACACTGTATGTGGTCTTGTCAGAAATCCGACCGTCCTCTACCGCGTCAATAAGTTGACGCAACTCACCAAATTCTTCGCTTTCACCTGTAAAAATTGACAGTGCCTTTTCGCCTATCTGACGAGCGCGATCACGCAACCAGAAGTTATTTACGATATCTATGTGTAGCTCTATGTTGTCGGGGTTGCCCGTTTCCAAACTCAAGATAAGTTCTTGTGCGCGTTCCCGACTGCTGTCAGGCAGAGCCGGGTTACGGTCATTGAAGAGTGTTGACAACTCCCCGACGGTCAGGTCTTTCGCGTACTTTGTGTGTGAAAAAGATATCGTGTCGAACACGTCACGCATCTCGCGGATAAACATATCTCGCGTCACGATGTTGCTGACCTTAGAAAAGAATTCAGCCGTGAGGCAGAACCCTAGAACTTGCTTGTCAATCGACATAGGATCGTAGGAACTCATGTAAGTCTTCTCCTTCCATGTTTTTCAAGTCGGTGCGAAGCACCATGATTTTAGTCGGCACATAATTTCTAAGCACCCGAACGATGTCAACCGCCTTGTCCGTTGCATCCTTGTCGAGACCCACAAATACTCTGTCGAAAGTCTTCAAGACATCGACGTGACGGGGCAACAGGTTCGTGCCTAACAAGGCCACCCCCGTCAGCATCGGTGCAACACAGCAAGCACTAGCGCAATCTTCCACAAGAACAGCAGTGGATCGTGTGCCACATACAAAAGGGTATCCGCTATTTCCGTAGCGATACCATTTAGGAACGCTCCCATTTATACTCCTTCCTACTGCGTCAACCACTCGTCCGCCGTGCTTCACCAGATACGCGACACGGTTCTTCTTGAAGTCGTAACGCAGGTCTGCTAGACCCTGCAAGTAAGCATCGTACGAATTGACGCTCTTCACATACGATTCTGCCTCTAGCTTACGAGAGAGGCTGACGAAAGTGTGAGGGATTTCGAACGGCGCATCCGGCTCACTTTTCTCTTGTCGTTTTTTGAACACTTCAAGTGCTGTGTCAGGAGATAGTACGGTGTTAGTTCGACCACGCACGCCGCAGTCTGCGTGAAAGCAATGAAACAAACGCATCGTTCCTGTATCGGAGACACTGAATGTTCCCTTCGCATCACAGACTGGGCAGTCGGATCGATACTGTGTCATCGGAGTTATGGCGAGTGATTCGACATAGCCGACAAGCCAAGAGTGACTCACAGTTTTCATCCTCACAAATGTTGAAATCTCATACACGTTACAGTACAGTAAGAGATGCGTCAATGACATTTTTGTATTGACACGAATATTGAGGGAGGAGTATAATATGAAAAAACATAATAGAAACAATCCTGTAGCTAAATCATTAAGAGATTTAGGTAAAAGGATAGTCCCTGACAAACGTCGTGACAAAGAAGCTAAGCGAGTGACAAAAGAGGTACGAGATGCCAAGACCACCAAAGATTGATGAACCTACAAAAACATACAATCTACTCATGACGGTCGAGCAGTATGAGAAGCTATCTGAAATAGCAGAACAGGGACAGCTTAGTTCTCTGGGTCAGTTCGCTGTGTCAGATGTCATAAGAGAGGCTATCGACATTTACATCGAAGCATTTGAAGAGGAAGATGATGAAGTTTTTCAAGAATAGAAAAGGGACAGCACTGCTGCCCCATGTCGTATCGAAAAGGGGACGACACGAGGTCATCGCTCCGATGTCTTCTGTCCGTTTGGGGGAGACTGACAAGAAGCTTGTTCGATCACGACACTGTGTCGATTATCCTAAGTGGGTGACACTATACGTCGGAAAAAATCACAGGGATTGCAGAATGTGGCTTGACAAATGGAAGGAGCCTGTGCTTAAACTATGTGTACCTTACGAGGTGGCAATCTCGTAGGGGATTTTCTCCTCCCTAAACTGTAAGCGGGGCTGGTTTTCGAACTGGCCCCGTTTTTTTGTTTGACAGGTGCTTTTGTTATCGGTATGGGTTATGTTGTAAAAAGGAGATTGACACATGGTAAACAGGTATGGGCTTACAAAGAAACAGAAAGAGCTTCTTAACTTTTTGCGAGAACGCCGTAGCGAAGGGGAAGTGTCTCCGTCTTTTGACGAAATGCGAGAGGCTTTGGGTTTAGCTTCTAAATCCGGCATACACAGACTTGTCGTAGGTCTTGAAGACAGAGGATACATTAATCGTATTCCAAATCGTAAAAGAACTATCAGATTAGTATGGGATCGTGACAACGTCAGCACATAGGAGATTGACACATGGAAGTAATCGTAAAAGACGACGACCGCCGACAGCTTTTGAAGGCACATAATGATCTGCGTAACATGATCACCACGATTCACGAGTGCCACGACGTTTGGATGTCCGACGTAGGCAAGTTAGAGCATCTGCAACATCTGTTGCACCACGCGCTTAAGTTCACCCCGCCGGTTGACGAAGAGGGCAAAAAGATGTGGTGGCGTGACTATGTGTACGAAGAAGAGGTGCCGACTGATGACTAGGCTATATCAACTGGTGATGGACAGCGCAAAGAACCCGCTGTCCAACATCCCCGACATGAACACACGTCACATGATCATGCAAGTCCTTGCGTGGATGTGGTGTATCGTGTTTTCGTCGTGGATGGGATCGATTGTCGTGTTCGGCATCAGTGCGCTTGTCCACGCAATCCTGTTGGCTGGCATCTTTATCACGCTGGCTGTGTTCGAAACGGCAAAACGTAAGCCGCAGTATTTCGGTAGCTTGGGACGAGGCAGTGGGGGCGAACATGATTAAGACAATCCTCACATGCTGGATGGAGACTGACCCAGCGAAAGACCCGTTCATGGATAACGTGATACGCCTCGCCTGTATGGCTTGCATCGCGTGGATCATGTGGCACGCGATCAACGGCATCATGGAAAGGATCTACTGCTGATGGAAAACCACGTCGAATCTTGTCACTGTTGGGAGTGTGGCGGCTACGGCAAGAAGGAGTACGAACAGGCTGTTCCCGATCCGATCCGGGGCGGCGACCTTGTCGAGGAATACCATCACTGTCACGACTGCGACGGTGGCGGTGAACTGTTACGTGCAAAGGTCACACAGACGACGGTGATCCGTGCCTTCCTCACACAGGCAAAACACGCCTTAGAAGACATAGACCTGATGGACAGCGACCTTGATCAGATATACACAAAGATCGATCAGGTGGTTGCTGATGTTGAACACTACGAGACAAAGGTAGGAACGCGAGATGGGTAAAGTATCTGACTGGCTAATCGAAATGGAAGAAGACGCATCGTATATGACGCGTCGGGAATTCATGGATAAGCACGGCGAGACTGTTGTCGAACACTACGACGAACTGCAACTCAAGTGGCAGTACGATCACGCCGAGCCGGGTGAACCTGACGACATTGGCTGACAAGCGCCGCGACACTAAAAAGCGTGACAAGCCGACGACACTATCGCCAGAGTATCTGTGCGATGATTGCGGCGAGCCTGCGATGGTGAATGAAGGCGGGGGGCTGCGTTGTCCGACTTGTTGGCTGAAAAAACAGAAAGCGAAGATATCGCGTATTGACTCCGGCGGATATTACCCATAATCTGCCGGGGCTTTTTCATATGAGGAGAAAACATCATGAAAAAACGAATCCACATAAATCAGCACGTCATCCGCGCCAACAAAAAGAATAAAGAACATAACCCGCCGATTACTGTTAAGACCAGCAAAAGTAATCACTATACTTATGCGGCAGAAATTGACGGGCTATCGCTTGTTGTTTAT